GGCCGTCTGGGACGCCTTCGTGGCCACCGGGCTCGACCTGACCCAGCACGAGGTGCACCTGGACGCCGTGCGCTTCGGCAGGGCCTACGTCTCGGCCTGGCCCCAGTCCGACGGGACCATCCGCTGCATCCCCGAGTCCCCCTACGAAGTCATCCACTGGCGTAGCCCGGACAGGACCCAGCAACTGGCCCTCAAGATGTGGGCCGAAGAGGACATATGGCGGGCGATCCTGTTCACTTCCGAGGCTGTATACGCCTGGGTCGCAGAGCGCAGGAACGCAAATTACGACATGGGTGACTCGGTCACGGCGTCCAATATCGCCCGCGGTGACCGGCCCAACACCACGGCTGTCACCGACGAAACACTGGGCAAGATCGAATGGCGACCCGACGGTGGCGCCATCGCCAACCCGTTCTACCCCTACATCCCGGTCGTCCCGTTCGTCGCCGGGTCCGGAATGACCGATGTGCTCGGCCGCTCCGACCTCGAATCGGCCCTCGACATCATCGACCGGATCATGGCCCTGCAGATGGACCTGCTGCTGGTCTCCAAGGTCATGGGCTTCCCGGTGCGCTGGGCATCGGGCATTGAGGTGCCCGTCGACGCCAACGGCGAGCCCAAGAACTCGGCGTTCACCACCTCCATCGAGCGGTTTCTGATGACCGACAACCCCGATGCTCGCTTCGGTCAGCTACCGGCCGCCGACCTGCGTCAGATCAACAGCGTCATCTCCTCCACGGTCACCGAACTGGCCGCCACGACCGAGACACCCTCCTCGGTGCTGGCCACCGCCAACCTCGCCAACCCCGTCTCGGCTGAAGCGCTCCGGGCCCAGGAGATCCCGCTGGTGCACCGGGTCAAGCGCCATCAGCGCAGCTTCGGGCCCGCCTGGGTGGCCGTGGCCCGGCTGCTCGCCCAGAGCCTCGAAGGCCGCATCGAGGTCGCCTGGGCCGACGCCGAGGTCCACTCCGAAGCCGCGCTCACCGACGCTCTCGTCAAGCAGGTCACCTCGCTCCAGGTGCCCTACAAGGCCGCCTGGGAGGCGCTGCCCGGCTCGACCCCGGCCACCGTGCAGCGCTGGGAGATGATGCGAGCCGCGCAGATGATGGAAGAGCGCATCGCCGCGGCCCTGGCCCAACCGGCGCTGGCGGAAGCAACGGCGGCACCCACGGCGCCGGTTGGGACTCCCCCGCCCGAAGAGGTCCCCAGTGGCACCCCCTGAGGTCGTGGCCGCCTACACCGGGCTGCAGAACGCCGTTCTGGACGACGTCGCCGCCCAGGTGCGGGCCGCCTGGACCAGCCTCGATGACCTCTCCGACGAGGCCGGTGAGGCGGCCATCGCCCGGGTGCTGCCCTCCGTGGGCGCCGGACAGAACCTCATCGCCCAGGTGGTCACCGACTACACCGCCCGCGTCGTCGGTCTGCCGCTGCTGCCCCCCGAGGTGGCCCTGCTGATCGCGGCCGCCGACTGGAACCGCTCACCTCTGCTCCAGGCCCGACGGCTCATGTCCGAAGGCGTCCTCATCCAAGAGGCGCTGGAGCAGGCCGCGGCCCGCGCCGCCCAGGTCCATTCGGGCGACGTGCTGCGGGCCCGCAACGACGCCGCCTCCGCCCTCGGCGACGGCCTCGAACCGGTCCGGCCCGTCCGCTACACCAAGGTCCCGCTGCCCGACGCCTGCAACTGGTGCCGCGAGGTGGCCACCCGGCTCTACTACCGGGCCGACGGCATGCCCGTGCACCTGCACTGCCGCTGCGGCGTCAACCCGGTCACCCCCGAAGAGGCCGCCACCGGGCCCTGGACGAACGCCTCCACCGTGTTCGCCAACTACCGCTGGCGCACCCGGGTGTCGACCCAGGAACTGCGGGACATCCAGGTCCGCATGGCCGAGAGCGCCGAGGTCCGTGCCGTGGCCGCCACCAACTCCATGTTCGCCCAGGCCGCCTGAGGAGGAGCCCCATGGCCGAGCAAGCACCCCCGTCCGAGGCACCGCCCGAGCCGCCGCCCGAACAACCCGAGACCCTGCCCGAGGCCCCGCCCGAGCAGCCGCCCGAGCAGCCCGAGGGCGACCCGGCCCACAAGGCCCGCCGGGAGGCCGCGGACCTCCGGGCCAAGCTCAAGGCCGAGCGCGAGGGCCGCGAGGCCGCCATCGGTGAGGCCACCCGCGAATTGACCGACCGCATCACCGACCTCGAAGGCCAGATCGCCGAGCGCGACGCCCAACTCTCCGCCGTCGGCAAGCTCCGCAACCCGGCCGACGTGACCCGCTTCATCGACGTGGCCGCCACCCCGCCCGAGCAGATGGCCGAAGCCATCGCCGCGCTGTTGAAGGAACGCCCCTACCTCGGGGTCGTGGACGAGCGCGCTGTCCCCCAGGGCGCCCAGGCCAACGGCCGCGAGCCATCCACCCAGAGCGCATCCAACTGGCTGCGCGACGCCATCATCGCCAAGGGAGGCGGCTGATGCCCACCGAGAAGAGCAAGCCCGAGCCCGAGTCCAAGGCCAAGCCGTCCGAGGCCACGCCGTCCGAGGCCGACGCCCCGCCCGGGGCCGGGGGCCACTGGGAAGAGGATACGGCGACCGGTGACCGGCGCTGGGTCTACGACGACCCGGCCCAGGACCCCACCCCCAAGGGCGCAGAGGAGACGTGAGCGACACCCCGGCGGGGGACGACGACGACTTCCTGGACGGGATGTGTGATCTCGACTTCGACAACGGGCACGAGGTCACCGAGGACGAACTGCCCTACGTGGTGCTCTTCGCCACCGACCTCGACGCCGACGAACACGTCCGGGACCGGGCGACCCTAGAGCGCCACGCTCAGCAGTGGCACGAGTTGTTCGATGCCTAGAGATCTGGGCATCGCTGACCGGCTTCGAGCCGCGGGCCTAGACGTGATCGAGTGCGACGGCTGGACCAGCCGCGGGTCGTCGGACTTCAACCCCCGCGGCTCGGTCAACCATCACACCGCGGGCTCGGCCAGCGGCACCATCCCGTCACTGAACACGCTCATCAACGGCCGCTCGGACCTGCCGGGCCCGCTGTGCAACGTGGCCCAGTCCCGCGAGGCGGGCGAAGGCAACGACAAGGCCTACGTCATCGCCGCGGGCCGGGCCAACCACGCGGGCTCCGGTGGCTGGCAGGGTCTGTCCGGCAACTCCTCGGTCTGGGGGCTGGAGATTGAGCACACCGGGACCAGCGAGCTACCCCAGCATCGTCAGGAGACCGCGGCCCGCATCCACGCCGCCATGTTCGGCGGGGACACTGCGATGGTCTGCCAGCACTACGAGTGGACCAGTCGCAAGATCGACGCCGCCACCAACGTGTCCGGCAACGGCTTCCGTCAGATGGTGGCCGAGGCCGGGGCGGGCAGCCTGGTCCCGCCCACCGTCGCAACCGCAGCACTCAACCTCAGCCTCGGAGGTGACCTCGTGGCCATGACTACCAGCGGAGGCCGCATCGATCTCGTGATCGTCGGCCAGGGCGGCGGGGCGTTCGCCTATGTCGCCGACAACGTCGAAGGCCTGACCGACGCCAAGGCCACTCCGCTCGGCGGCAACCTCAAGGCCGTGTCGTGTGGCTGGTCCGGCGGCGATCTCGTCGTGGTCGGAGTCGGCGCCGACGACGACCAGCTATACACCTGCTACTGGCGGAACGGCGCGTGGTCGGGCTGGTGGCACTGTCCGGACACCGGCCTCGTGGGGCCGTGAGGCCGAAGGCGAGCGAAGACACCGACCGTGGGCGCACCATCGTCGTTGTCATCCTCGCCATCGGCCTCGCCACCGCCGTCAACCTCATCACCTTCGCCACCCTCTACATCGCCGTCTTCCATGTGAGCGACGTCCCCCAAGGCCTCTCCGAGAACGCCACCCAGATCCTGACCGGCGCCTTCGGGGGGATCATCGGCGTGCTCGGGTCCTACATCGGGTACCGGGCCGGACAGCAGCAGGCCGACGCCACCAAGCCCACCCCGCCCGAGGCGTCAATACCGGACGCAGACGAAGAGGTCTAGCTGCCCGCCCGGCGCATTGAAGGTGACCTCCCGGAACGCGAAGCCGGGCGGGCACGTCGCCTCGCCCGCGGGCCCCGGCTCGCCCTGGGCTCCCGGCTCGCCCTGCGGCCCCGGCTCGCCCTGCGCTCCCGGCGGCCCCGCGGGCCCGGTCGACCCGACGGAACCCGCGGCCCCCGGTGGTCCGGTCTCGCCCTGGCTCCCCGGCTCACCCTGGCTTCCCGGCGACCCGGTCTCGCCTCGACTCCCTGGCTCGCCCTGTGATCCCGGCTGACCCGCGGCACCGGGGACCCCCTGTGGGCCCTGGGCTCCGGTGCCGCCCTCGGGGCCCGTTGGGCCTGCGGGGCCGGGTTGCTCGATCACGTCCGGTTCCGCCGTCGACAGCCCGTAGGCCACCGCCCCCACGCTGACGGCCCCCGACAGCCCCGCCACCACGAACGCGACCGTGGCCGTCCGGAACACTCGCACTGCCAGATCAGTTGGGCTCATGCGGTCCCTCCAAGCCGTGCTGGGCCAGTATCACCTGCGCGTCGTAGGCCCGGCGTTCGGCCCAGATCCGCTGCTGGCGCTCCTTGGCCAACATCGTGCCTAGCTCCTCGATCTCAGCCTCGGCGGCCCGGCGCTCCTTGGTCCGAGCCGCCCGGATCGCCAGCAGCATCCCGGCGATGGCCGAGAACACAGCGACCACGCCAGAGATGACCGCAACGAGGGACACGTCGGTGCTCGTGGCCCTCCATTGAATACCCCCCCGGCGTAGACGTACGATCGCTCCCAGTTGGTCGAGGCAAGACCCCCAGGTGGTGAGCCTCCCGACACGGCAAGACCCCAGGCGGTGAGCCACCCCTAGCGGGCAAGACCCCCGGTGGTGCGCCCGGAACCCCAGTTCCGCTCACCCCCGAGGTTTCCGTCATGCCTGTCCTAGAGCGCCCGGATATCAGCGGGCCAGCACCCGTACCGGGCAGCCCCGCTGTCCTCATCCCCGTCGAGTACGCCCGCGAGATCATCCGTGGGGCCACCGAGGGCAGCTTCGCCCTCCGCAACTTCCGCACCCAGCGCATGCCCGCGGGCATCGTCGCCATGCCGGTCGTGTCCGCTCTGCCCACCGCCGACTGGGTGGCCGAGACGCCGCTGACTGGCGCCGGGTCGTCCGCCTCCAAGAAGCCCACCACCGAGCCCGCATGGACCCAGGCGGTCCTCAAGGCCGAAGAGTGCGCCGCCATCGTCGTCGTGCCCGAGGCCGTCGTCTTCGACGCCTCCATCGACCTCATGGCCGAGCTTCGTGAGCCGTTGACCACCGCCCTCGCCCGGGTCGTGGACGACGCCATCCTCTTCGGTGGGTCCGGCACCCACAAGAAGCCGACCTCGTGGGAGAACGGCATCGTCTCTCAGGCGGCGGCCACCAACCCCAACCCGGTCGACAGTGCCGACCCCAACAGCTTTGCCGCCGCGGTCTCGGCCGCCATGGCGGACCTGGAGACGATCGGCTACATGCCCGACCTCATCGGTGGCGGCCCCACCATGGCCGGACGGTTCCGGTCGCTCACCGCGGCAGACGGGCGCCCGCTCTACTTCGACAACATCCGCAACGACACCAACCAGGCCCAGATCTGGGGCGTCAACGTCGACATCGCCCGCAACGGCTCATGGGACGACACCATCGCCCTCGCCGCGGTGTTCGACACGTCCAAGATCATCGTGGGCGTCCGCGAGGACATCAGCTTCAAGGTGCTGACCGAGGCCACCATCGACGTGTCGCCCGCCCGGGACGGCTCGGCGCTCGTGTACCTGGCCCAGCAGGACTGCGTCGCCCTGCGTGTGCGCTATCGGGTCGCCTGGACCCAGGTGCAGCCCATGGGCTCGCTCGGCAAGGGCCTCCCGGCCTCGGCAGTCACCCCGGACACGACCCCTTAGGTGGGCTGACCGTCGGCCCTGACTATTGCCCGATGACGGTGCGAGCGTCGTTTGGAGGCGGCTAGATGTCCGTGACGTTCGACTTCGGGGATGGGACCCCTCCGGTTCCGGGTAGCGGCACCCCGCCTGTCGCTACCCACGCCTATGCGACGCCCGGCGTCTACCTGGTGACCGCGCTGTCCGACGACACGGTGGTGGGTCAGCAGTCCGTCAGCGTCCCGTTCTGGGGTGAACCCGACGGCTTCGATCCCCGCATCTTCGGTGCGACTACCACCGACGGGCTCGCCGCCAACGGGCCGCCCTACGGACCCGGGTCCGGGATGAACGCGGCGATGCTCACGGCCGTCACCACCGACGGGACCCTGGACACCTGGGAGAGCTACTGGCCCCCTGGCGCGGTCTACGCCCGGCTCATGATCGACTGCCAGCCCGCTTCCGAGTCCACCTTCAACGGGACCGGGGCCGGTCAGGGTCCCAACGATCCGGCACTGGGCACCGACTTCGACGCCATCGAGGTACCCCGCAGCAGCTACGTGGTGCGGGCCTTCGACACCACCGCGGGCGTCCACGACGTCGCCATCGTCTACTACGACATCGACGGCCAGGTGCTCGGCTCGATCCACGCTCCCTTCACCGTCGACCCGGTCGACCTTCTGTTCTCGGTCTGGGACAGCGGGGGCAACGTCGGGCAGGGCGCCAGCGCCGTCACCGTCGCCTTCCGTGACGGCAACGCCGCGGCCCCGAACGCCATCCCCTGGACGTACCTCGGGTCGCTCTATTCCGACCTCGTCCGCTACCGGATCACGGCATCGGGCGTCGTCGGCGCCTGGACCGGGCCGACGCCCCCCGAAGCCAACATCGACACCCTCTGGTCGGCCTGGATGACCCCGACCGGGGCGACAGCCACCGGACTGGTCGGGACCCAGACCTTCACCATCGAAGGGCTCGATATCGGCGGGGCGGTGCTGTTCACCTACCAGGCCGACTACACGGTCAGCGCGGCCTTCGATCCCGGGGCCCACACCGTCGCCGAAGTCATCGACTACGCCGACATCCACCCCGACGAGGTCCAGGCCCTCTACGACGCCGAAGTTGCCGGACGCAACCGCGTGACCCTGCTGACGGCGCTCGAAGAACGGGGGGCGACATGACTGGCCCTGAAGATGGCCGAAGCCGCGAGCGGGCTGGCTTCAGGGCCAGGTTGCGAGAGATGTGGCACGCCTGGTTCCCGCCGAAACCCAGCCCGGCTGGGCCAGGCGTGCCGCGCTCCGACGACCTGGAGATCGTCCCCGACGAGGAGGAGAAGGGAGACGACAAATGAGGGTCTTCCTGGGCGACACGGTCGTTCTGACCCAGACGCTGACCGGCTCCGACGGGACCCCCGTCGATCTGACCGGCGCCACCGTCGCCGCCGTCGTGCCCGGCGGCACCGACGGTGATGCCACCATCGTGGATCCACCCACCGACGGAGCGGTGAGCTACACCACCACCGCGCAAGAGGCGGGCACCTGGCAGACCCGCTGGATCGTCACCAACGGGTCGGTCATCACCACCCACCTCGGGCCCGCCCTACGGATCGTGGACCCCGAAGCCCAGTGGGCCACCGTGGCCGACGTCGAGGCCATCATCGGCGACCAGGACGATGCCGCGGTCGAACAGGCCATCGACACCGCCATGCTCCTCATCTTCTCGTGGCTGTGCGCGGATGTTCCCGACCCGGTCCCGTGGGAGTTCTCGGCCGCCACCGCGCTCATCGCGTCCAAGCTCGTGGCCGCCCCGGCCGCCACCGACCCCATCGCCGAGACCATCGGCGACTACAGCTACCGCCTCGCCGGGCCGCCCAGCCCCTCGGCGCTGCGCGAGACCGTCCGCCACCTCCTCGGTCCCTGGCTGTGCGGCAACGCCCAGTCGGTGCGGGTCTGGCCCGACCCGTCCTACGCCGTGCTGGTCGAGCCCGAGGAGTACCAGCCCGACGCCGAAGGCTTCCTGCGCTCATGACCCTGGACGAGATGCTTGCCCTCCTGCCCGACAACACCACGGGCGACATCAGTGCCGCCAGCCTCCGGGCCATCGTCACCGACCTGTTCAACGTGGCCCACGCCATCGGCGGCGGCGCCGCCTATGACTGGACGACCCAGGCCATCCCCGGCACCGGGAAGCTCTCCCTGGACCAGGGCTGGTCGACCGGCTCGACCGTCATGCACCTGGCCGAAGTCACCAGCGACGGCGCCCTGTTCGGCTTCGGCGCCATCGACGCCGGGACGACCAGGTTCCTGGGCCGCACTCAATCCGGCGGCACCCTGCGGGCCGACAAGACGGGGCCCAGTGTCGACCAGGGTGCCTACCGCGACGTGCCCGTCCAGGTGACCGAGGCCACCGGGACC